ACCTGCCTCTTCTAGTTTTTGTTTTATTTCATTTACTTTGCTCATTTTCCATTCTCCGAGTTATAGACGTGGATGTCTATTATGCTGTTATTATACATGTTATTTAGGCGATTGTCAAGTAAAAACCTGTCGCCTAAGTATAATTCTTTGTGGTGATGTTTGTTGGTTATCACTTATTCTTTTTCATTAAAGTATTTTTCCAACATAGATAACCTATCATCTGCCGCCGCTAATTTGTTAAGTTCTTCAATCACTGCTTCAGTGACATCAGAATGTTCACCAATTCCTGCTGGCATAGTTTGGTAAACTTTTATATTGGCAATATGCACTGCTACTTCACCTTCGGCTTGCTTTTTAGCCGCTTCGATCAATGCTTCTCCTGGCTTCATTCATTACTCTCCTTTTGTTTATAGTTTCCCTTTTCTGGTATTACGTGTCTAACGCCGCCGCGTGGGTCATCCATGTCACCTTTGCGACGTGGAATTAAATGTACGTGTGGCCACATTACAGTCTGTCCTGCAGCCTCTCCACAGTTTTGTCCTAAGTTAAAAGCATCACAGTATCCTGATTGCATCCAATCATAACCCCATGCGTATGCCGCCTTATAACATTTACTCAAATGTTCCCAATCTTGTTCTTTAGGAACAAAAAGAATATGTCCTTCTGTTACAGGATATCCATCTCTGTAAACTGTGTAGTCTCTAGTTTCTATTACAATATCTTTCCAAGGTACTTGCATACTACACTCCAAAATAAAAATTAAACAACCCTACAAGCAATATAGTTGCTAATGCACCATTCAACATAGTAAGAGCTCTATCATGCCAAAGCATGCCTACCCAAAACCATCCTAAAGTACCAACTAAACTAAAATACAAATCAACTAATGGTATTGTACCTACACTTCTTGCCGCAACTGCTATTAAAATAAATGCACTTGCTATCCATTTCACATACCAAGATAAATCACCTTTAGGTGTTACTTTTTTATAGACACGACTGCTATTTAGAGCTTTGATTTTTTCATCTAGCTTTTGCTTAATAGGTTCAATCGTTTCTTTGTTCATAATTATCTTCCTAAAAATCTTTTTGCAGCCGCAATAGGATTTCGTAACCCTTCATAAGTTTCATCAATAAAATTAATATGCTTTGCTAGTTTAACTTCAAGTTTTTCTATTGTCAACTGTAATTTGTCAATTTTTAATTCTAGCTTGTCTAACTTTTCTTTTACTTCTTTACTCATTTCTTATCTTATCTTTTTCCAAACTTAATTTATCTTTGTAGCTCATAATATAAGCCGCACCACCTAGTAAAACAATAGCCCCTGCTTCTGCTATTAGCATCCAAGGATCAGCTTCTTTAGAATGCAATACAATCAATCTACAAAGAGCTGTCATTGCAATGATAATGGGTAATGTTACAGGAATTCTATGGCTTATATAGAAAGCACCAACCATTCCTATTATTTCTGCATAAATGAATAGTAGAAATAAGTCACCAAGTTCTACTTTCATATTCATTACCATTTCTAAAACATCCATACCTGCAGCAAACATTGTAAGTGCTCCTATTACTGCAAGAAGCAATTTTTCACTATAAAAAGTTGTCCAATGTAAACTTTTGTCTAATTTTTTTCTAGCAGGTTTAGGCATAAAATTCTTCTTCAACATATCTTTTTAACTCATGATCACCTATGTTATCCGGTACAGTGTTTTTATAAAATAATTCATAACTGTCAGATCCATATTTTCCAATACCATATAATTCTGTAGCATCATTACCATCCCATGTAAGATAGTCTGAACTCATTCGACGTAATCTTTTTTCTCTCACATTTACCATACCTAATGGTTTAATTATTGATTTAATTGTTTCAGGTGTAGTATTTAGGTAATGTACAGGTGTAGGACAAATAACAAACAGAATAGGAAGTACACTTTTTACTTGTTTCCTACCTGTTTGATTTAAGCAAATAACACCAACCATATGTTGCCAACTATTATCTACCTGTTGTTGTACCATTAAATCATCTCTCATACGAAAAACCTATCTATTAAAGCAATTATTACATGATAAGTGAAAAAGCCAAACAAACATAATATACAAAATTTTAAAAATTTATTCATTCCGTCGTCTGACATTTTTTCCCAATGTGGTCTATTATCTGGTCTACCAAACATTACATTTCCTCCAAAATTCCTAAGCCTTCTGCTCCAATAAAAAGCAATCCAGCAACAACAAAATTACCAGTCATTAAAATGACACCAGCACCAATTCTAACTACACTTTTAACAAGACTTATATAAAAGTGTTTCTTACTTACATCTTTAGGTTCAATACTCACCAACATTCTCCCATGGATAAACTAACCAAACATCTTCTTCTGCTTTGTTGACTTCGTCACAACTATAAGATACTTGATGTTGAAACTCAGAAGCCATATTATCTGTAAGAACAGCCCAACGAACATTTTCACCCCAAATATCTTCCCATGCTTCACTATCTGGTAAACAAGCATCTTGCCAATCTTTTTTAATCCAATTGAAAGTAGCACCTGTATCATTGATGTCATCTACAATAAGAATATTTTTACGTGCTTTAGGATAGCTTCTACCATCGCCATAACCAAATGCATCTTCAGCCATCCAACAATTAGTTTCGCTTCCGTGTCCACTGTTATCACGTAAACTTACTTTTAATGCTTCACAACGAATACCTGTCATATTAGAAATAATAGTAGCAGGAACATTACCACCACGTGTTATACCAACTATATAATTAGGTCGCCAATTGTTTGCATACATTTGATTTACAATACTGACACACATTTTTTCTACGTCTTGCCAACTATAAAATTTTTTCTTAATCATTTTTATATTCCATTTCTGTCTTTATTTCGTCGCCTTCTTTATCATAAGCAATTTCTAAAGCCATTTGTTGTATCTGTTCTAGCATATGATTACACATACTTTTATCATATGATTTACCAGATAGGTTACTGTATTTGTTTCTTTCTCTGTGCAGTTCTAATGCTTTATCATGCATAGCATTTATTTTTTGTATAAGTTGTTCTATTGTATGTTGCATTACCAAACCCAAGATACAAAACTGTATCTTACTCCTTTTGTTATTTGTGTTACTTTGTGCGGGTACATAAATGTACTTGGAAAAATTAAAATATCTCCTTGTTTGAGAGTAATTTTTTCATCTTCAAACATAATAAATTCTCCACCGTCAAAATCATCATTTAACAAACCAACCACAGACAAAGTTGGTATTCCTTTTCGTTCGCCATCAAACATCTGTTGTACTCTATCTGCATGCCAATGCATTTCAGTAGATTCATCATACTTGTTAAAGCGAACATCTGTAAAGCCGTCCCAACCAGGTAAACTTGGTAAAGCTATATCTACTTTTACATATTTTTTTAATGCATTAAAAACCTGCTCGTGAATATATTCATCAAATTTAGTTGCTTGATGAGATATAGAAAGGTCATTGTCAAAATTATATTTGTTCTTTTCCATATGACTGTAAAAAGTGTGCTTCTGCCAGTCATTTTGCAAACTGCTTATTATATCATTACATTTATCTGCAGGTATGCAAGGATAAGTCTTTACATAATCTAATAATAACCTAGGTATATTCATGTACTAGATCTCTCTTTTAAGTATTTTTCATTGTGTATCCAACGATAACCTTTATTTCTAATATGATCTACAAAACCCCATTCTTTCTTTTTTCGTCCCATAAAGAAAATACTTGTACAAGGTATTTCTTTTCCGTTATCATCTTTTTGCAATTCTAACCAATGAAGATCGCTTGCTTTTCTAAAGCGTATATGTCCTGGACCTCTCCACCTTCTAGTACTGCCTACAACTGTTCCTGTTGTTTCATTAAACAATGGTATATGTTCCCAGTATCCGCCTTTAAGTATAATAGCACCCCAGTCCCAAGGATGATCATGTAGTGTAGGCTCGTCACTAACTAGAACTTTATGCACAGTAATATTGAATGGAAAGTTTTTTCTATCTTTTAAAAATACATAATAACGTATAAGATACGGAATCTTTCCTGTTCTATCAGTAATTACTCTACGTCTTCCAATACTGTTCATAAAATTAGAAAGGAATTTCATTGTCATCCTCCACATTAGTGTCGAAATCATCTTTTACAAGATCATAAAATGTTTTAAATTCTTTCCAACTTTTTGCAAGAGCAGGATAATGTTCACACATTCTTTCAATTTTATTTTGATCTAAATGCGATGACATGGGTCCTAAATCATATGTCATATCATCTTCTGTGACATATATAGGTTCAGGTAAAGTTGGAGAACTGTCTAGTGTAATTGTATACGTAGACTCGGTATGGTCTAAACAAGGATAGGCTATATCACCAATTGAAATCGGTTCATCTCCTAATGTTATTGTAAAAGTTTCGTCATCTTTAGCCATCTCATATTGCCTCATATAGTTGTTTACCGGAAAAATATTCCTTGTTTAGTTTTGTAACTTGTTTTTCCAACGCAACTAAAAAGTCATCATAGTGTTCCATGTACTCAACTATCTGGTTAACAACTTTGTCTCTATTGTTTCTGTAACTGTTAAAGTCGTCAGTCCATACACTAGGATATTTGAACTCTGGTAAAGCCATTTCGGAATAACTTAGTCTATCTGGAACCATTGGTAATGCTCCTACTAAAGCACCTTCATACCAACTTATTCCTAATGTTTCTTGTAGATTAGCACTAAAAACTAGCTTTGCTTCTCCAAGTAAATTATGATATTCATTTTTATCAAGTTCTCTTTCTTGACATACAACAAATTCATATTGCGGCAGTCTTTCTTTAAGATCTAAAAATATATCTAATTGCTTTTCAGGAGCAATCCTATGTGGAAACAAAATAAGATTTTTCTTCTGCATACCTTTATACGAACTTAATGTATCGTGCATATACTCCATAGGCCAACCTACACGGTTAAATTTTGAGTTATTCTGAATATAACCATATGGCTCAAAAGCAAATGCTTTTTTAAACATATCTATATGAAACTCTGTTGCAAAAAAGTTATCATTATAAGTTTCAAACATGCTTTGCTCAGCATGTCTTACCCAAGGTTTATCACCTATTAGTCGTCCCAAGAAATCGTGTGGATCATAACTACCAGCATGCCACAAACCGCCAATGCGAATGTCAACACCCAATAGCTCTGCCATGTAGCGTAATTGAATAACTGTAGGATTCCAGGCATCAGTATAGAGGAAATAGTCACCGTTTTGTATCTTGCCTTCACAAAAGAGTGTACCGATTTGAGCAAGTTGGTTACTTTTATATACATTAGTTCCACCGAAGTTGAGAAAAGCCCCAGGCGTAGTAGCCTGAGGCGTATCTCCACCACTAATAACTACTACATCATTATTTGTAGACCTCTTCAGTTGCCGTGGAAGATGTTCTTTCCACTGTTTGGTATAACGTGTGTCAACTGCTTCTATGTCTACAATGTATATAGTCATTAATGTACCTTTCTTCTTTTCTTCTTTTGGGTTCTGGACCAAGCCATATAGCTTTCCCAAATTCTATCACCTTTTTTGTAAAGGCTAGCTTCACGAAAAGGTTTACCTTCGTATCTACAATAATCTCGAAACGAGTCGAGATCGTCAAAAATTTTCCTAATCAAAGGATCTTTGATTGCCATTGTTCTTCCTTCTAGCAATATCATTGTGGTTTAGGGTAAAAAATCGAACAGCCATTCTCGCCGTCCTCGGCCACGTCAATTTCTACAAATCGGCCGGGATATTTTGTAGAAATTTCGTTATATAAATCATCTGATATCATTTCACACGATTTATAATCTAACTGTAAAGTACCTTCAGAGTATAAACTTTCTAACCAACGTTTAAATTGGATAAACTCTATGTCTCTGTCATTATGCGTTACTTGAATTCGCACTTTAAAGTGAAAAATATGACGGTGTGGATAACCTAAAAAACTTACATCATATTCGTCACCAGTTGCAAGTGCTGGATCTTCAAGTGCCGCAGGATATTTATGGATACCTTCTTTTCTAAACGTTACCCAAATACTTCTATCAGCATTTGTCATAACATTTTCCTGTGCAACTTTTGCATCTTCTTCTCTCATCATACGTAACATACCTTCATAGTATCTTTCATTGTTTGTATTAATATTAACTTCATTTGATGATTTTGTCAAGTCCATAATCCGTCCAATCTGTAAATTTATTTTTATCCATTAATTCATGCAAACTATGTGTCCAAATACCTGGATTTGATTTATTGAATCCTTTATCGTCTATTTTAAGCATAGTATTGTAATTCCAATGTTCAATATACGGTAATGGAACCCGTATTTGTGGAATAAAATTATTGTATTCAGTAAGCCCACCTTCTAAAAATAATTCAGCTGCATTTAGTGGAATATCTAAACTGCACTTAAAACCTGCTTCAAGAAATGTTTTAATCATTATTTCCCATTCACTGTAATAATCTGCATCATGACTTTGCGAAGCAGGATCAAAACTGTGATTAGCACCGAAGAATATATGATTGATATCACTATGTACGTGTTCTTTAATTTGTTCGATGCTCTGTAAACCAACAACAAATAATGTTTTCAAGCCATAGGCAGGAGTTTTTTCTATCTCTGTGCCTATAAAGTATGTAATATCTTTTTTAGTGCCGTCTTTATATTTTCTTTCCATTTTGTATTTGATCCTTGGCTGCTAATTTTTCTTTTTTAAGATTAACAAGATGTTGTTTTGTTTGCCAGCTTCTATCATAGTTTCGTTCTTTTTCTACTTGTTCAACCTTAGTGTGAAAATAATCGTGCATGTTTTGTAGTCTTTTTGCGTTCTTTGACTTCCTTCCTGTTGCCATTATACCTCCGTAAATAGATTATTAAAATGTGTATCAGCATTAGTAATTCTTTTTCCTGTATTACCTCTTGTGCCGATAATTGTGTCCCAGTAGCGGGAAAATTCTTCAATTACTGCTTCTGCTTCTTCTCTGTTATCAGTTGCGAATACTGCTTCAACAACATCTCTAAATAAAACCCTGTTAAACTGCTCTTGTACAAGCATGTTCGGAATGATGCCATTGTCGTATTGTCTATTTGCTTCTTGTACTGCATTTATGTGCATCCATACGTTATGCCCCATCATGATAGCATATGAAAAGCTATCCCACGAGGTCTTTCCTTCTTTGCCAATTTTATTTAGATCACCTGGACCATATATACAAATATCTTTGGCTGTAAGTCCTGTTGTAATTGGCGAATCCATAAAGCTATGATGCTTGCCTTCTCTTACAAAAGCCGATGCAAAAGAAGAAGTATCATTGGCAAGTGCTTTATCATCTATACTTGGAACCATTCTGTAAACCCATTTTGATCTATCTTGTGTTTCAAGTTGACAATAAATTTGTCCATTAGCAGTTGCAAGAAACGGACTTGCACAATCAAATGTAATAGTAAAGTTTTCGTTGTGATATTTGCGAACTGCTCTTTGTATATCTGTTAATAGTACGGCCCATTCTAATTTACTTGTACCAAGAAAATGCATAACATCATGTATGCCTTTTTCTAGTAAACCGTCAAATCTTAAGGAAACTAATCTTTTCAAAACAAGATGGATATCACACATATTTTGTCCACCCATTGCCCAACCATTGAAATGATCTGTGTATTTTTTAGGATCACAATAGTCTTTCATTTGATTATACCAATCATCAGCATCAGCATGGTTTTCACCTTGTAGTACATTCAAAAATTTACATGCACCTGTGCGATGTTTCATCCAATAATCATTGTTAATACGTGTAGCATTAACCGCTTCTTGATAACTTGTTATTCCTGTCGCTTTTTGTCCTGCAGGAGAACGTGATACCCAAGCTGGAATATCAAGTATCATACCGTAATCCATATACTCGTCCATCCACTTTAACACACCATCACGTTTCTTGTGTGCTTTAGGACAATTAGGATCTTTCCAATCACCTTCCCAAACACCTTTACCAATCTGGAATCCACCTGAATCACCAAGTATCCAGCTGTTGTTACGATCTCTGTTACGGACCATGTCTTCTTTAGGCGAATCCTTATTGATATCTAATTCAGCATGACCTGCGGAATATAATGTCCACTTGTATTGAAACTGTCCTTCTTTTTGATTAATGTAATTAAGACTTTCAACACCATTTTTTAAGTTGCTTGGAATACGAGTTGTTTCTACATATTCATCAAATCTCTGTTTGCCTACATATGTAGCATAAAATCCACTTAGTGCTGGAAGAAAACGTGCATAATCTTTTTGTTCATTTGTTAAATTTGTTTTCATTAAAATCCCCAATCATATCTCCAAGGATACATTGTATAACCTAACGGTGCAAATACTAATTCTTCTATCAATACAATCATAGAAAGACAGAAAATTATTTGTATCCATCTTGGTGCTCGTTTTAACCAACCTATTGGTATTTGGAATAACCATTCATAAAATTGTGCAACCTTTCCCCAAAAACGGTCACCAATACTATAAGGCGGAACCTTCCATACTACAATAACAAATATAAGCCACCATACCCATATTGGATGTTCTTCGCTTACTCCGTAGCCAAACATGAACGGCAATATCATTGCAGTCATGTAAAGTCCAATATACTTTTTCAAATGCTCAAACACTATTTGTCCTTTACATTTAAATTACTTGGATTATATTGTTCACCATTATAACCACTTCCTGTTGCATTAGGTCCTGTTTCAACTCCGCTATTACAAGCGAATACAACAACACATAAAAAAATAAGAGCATACAGAGTTCCTCGTTTACTCCAATGAATGAATCCATTCATTGCTTCTTCAGCTTGCTTTTGTGCTACTTCTTTAGGTGTCATTCTGGAACCGTCCATGGATAGCAAGGTATAATACTTTGTCTACAATATTTTGCATTGTCTACTAATAATACAGGTAGTACTACTAAAACAAAAACACAAAATAAGACAGGCCATATCAAACCTTTTGTTGTACAGTAATTTTCACTCATTGTTCTTTCCATCTATAAACGTTCGGAGTACAAAAGTTTCTTCCAAACTTACAAGTATTATCATTTTTGCATACTCTTTCATGCTTACTATTTTCCCAACAATTACTTTTCCAAGGATCAGTATATTTTTTAATAAATCTATCCCAAGTATCATCTAATGTCATCATTGCCATTACCGGAATAATAAACATTACTATTATAATCCAAAGAAAGGCAACGCCAAACCCTTGATTATGATATGGTTGATTAGGATCAGTCAAATTACTTACTCTGTGCTGGCAGAATGTAATCATATTTTGCCATACCACTGTCTACTGAAATCATCATTGCACCTTGATCTGAAATACTCATTTTAATATCACCATCTAGATTCAAGATACTTTGTACTTGTGCTACAGGCCAAGCCCATGTATGAGCAAGTGTGCCTTCTACGTTATGTTCAAAAACAAACTCACCAGCATGTGTATTGATGTCACCAAATGCAAATACTAGATTACCATCTCTAGCTGATACATTAAAAGTTGGCTCTTCTGAATGTGCCGCACTCATAAGTTTCATACGTGCAATACTAGCAACACTAGGAGCAAATTCTACTTGCCACTGAGCACCTTTAAACTTTACAGTTTTTAATTTTTCTTCAATGATAGCTTGATTCATAAAGCGATAATCATTTTGGAAATCACCAGCCGCATTTTCAAAGTGAATATGTGTTGGAACAGTTTCACCATTTCTTTCTGCTTTTACTACATCAATTTTAGCATTGTCTTTATATTCAGGATTTTTCAAATGCAAACTAAGTTTGTCTAAGTTAGGCATTCCAAATGTACCTTCAAATTCACCTACTGGTGAATGTGTTTCAGCAGATAAGATTACACTTCTATCTTCTGCCATACTATCAATTGCAGTACCTTCGTCATTGCTTACTTTTACAAGGCTAAGGAAGCCTAATGCATGAGTGTGTGCTACAATATCTTGCAAGATGTCTTTCATATTATTCTCCTATTGTTTATATTATAAGTTATCATTAGTCGTTTGTCAAGTGTTAAATTCATTTAATTTTATCCCAAATCCATTCATGTCCATAAAACATTACACTTCCTGCTGGTATACTAGCTAAGGATAGTCCAAAAGTATACCACAAGTCTCCACCTGTCACCAAAGCATAGCTCATAAACCACCCCAACCCTAACAGTTGCCACGTGCAGGTTTTTATTAAACGTCTATACTTCATTCACAAATTCTTTTTCTAAGATCAGATGAACTAAATCTATGATCTCTTTTATTAAAGTATAACTCTATTCCTAAACGCCGACAAATATCCCTCCCCGTAAAGTCTTTATCTTTATACTCTTCGCCTAAAATACGTACATCTACTTGATACATTTCTAAAATATCTTCTACATCTTTTTCTGTTGTATAAGGAATTATTTCATCCACATACTTTACTGCCTTTAGTTGTGTGTATCTTTCCACAATAGTTTGTATAGGCTTATTTTTTTCTGGTCTGTCTATTGAAGGGTCTAATTGCAATCCTGCAACAAGATAATCACATTGTTCTTTTGATTCGCGAAGCATAGCAACATGGCCTGCATGTAACAAATCAAATGCACTAAAAGTTATTCCTACTCTCATTTGAAGTCATTCCTTTCTATTTCTTGTAAATGTTTGAACGTGTCTTCCCAACCTTCCACTGCGACTGTTTTACATGACCATTTGTCTGTCAATAGTTTCATTTTTAATGGATAATCGTTGCCACCCATATCCATTTTGTCCCCGAAGAAATACAAAAAATTATTTTTTAAATCAAAGTCACGTAGTATTTGACTTTTATCTGAACCTATAGGATAAATGTCTATGCCAGTATCTCCGCCTACTACGGCTTGAATATCTGGAAATTTTTCCTCAAAAAATTTAGCAATAGTGTGTCTTTCTTCTGTATTCTTATCATGTTCTACATAAAGTTTTCTCTCACCCATTGTTGCATTACGTCCTACTATGCTGAAGTTAACCATTCCTGGTCTGTTCTCAATATGCAAACCAGTGCGTAAAGGAAATTTACTGTTGTCAAGTTCTTTAAGTAACCATTGTTCAGCTTCATTAGGTAACTTCCAATCACTTGTGTACACATTATTATTTTTTTCATATACATCACTACCACTACAGTTGTACACTCTTTTTGCAAGATTAAATGTTTCGCCTACTTGTTCTACTGTTTTAGGTTTATCACTGCCTGTAACAAGATATACATCGTTCACTAAACAAAAAGTGTTGAACCATGCACGAAATTCATGATCCATTTTGCCTCTACTAGGAGTAAGAGTGCCGTCGACATCGAAAATAAATTTGTTTACTTTCATATTATTCCCCAAAATCAAATAAACTGTTAAATGTGTTGTGTTGTTTAGTATCCTCAATATTGTATTTTAACACACCAATTAAATTGTCTAGTTTGTTATCAATAATTGTTGACTCCATAGCTTCATCATCGAATGGCAACTCTTTAAACCATTCAGGCAGATGTAATTCGTCAGTTGGATATGCAACACTTGTATAGCCTAGTGGGTTTTGTTTTAGTTTACAAACAATAACTTTCATCCCATCTACAATTTCTTGCGAATATTTGTCACCGTTCATGCGTTTCAGCGTGTTCCAATTAATGCTTGCTCTAACATGTCCTGGCATATTTGCTTTTCCTTGCTTTTCTTCAAGACGTTGATAGTGTCCAATCTTGTTTGCACGTTTTGGCGAACCTTTTTCAAAACCTGGACGTAATTTAAAGTCTTTTCTAAACTCTGTAATACGATCTAGTACAGCTTTTTCGCTTGCATCAGTCAACACCATTAACAGAAGTTCGCTCAAAAACTCTTGCATGAATACAGGAGTATCTGATCTACGCAGATCAAGACCCATTGCTTTTACTTTTCCTGGCTTACCATCTACATCACTTCTAAATCCTTCAACATCGTATACCAATGCCGCATATCTTTTCTTTGTTATGTATAGTCCGCTTTCTGCAACAATCTCTCTTGCCGCGGCAATTACACCTGAACGTGTTTTAGGACAATGAAATGCTTCTAACATGAATTCGGGAAACGTTTCATTTGCCGCTTCGCAAACTTGATCATATAATTTGATTACATTATCCTTATCCCAAGGAATTTCTCCTTTGTCAATCTGTTCTTTCAACACAGGATAACCACTAAAATAACAAGAATCAGTATCACCATAAATCATTGCATCGCCAACATGATCATACTTGCCAGTGATAACCTTGTTTACTTCTGCACTCATGTGTTTAACAATAGTACGACCAGTAAGTGTAGTTGATTGTCCAATACGTTTGTCAAAAAATCTACAACCAGGATTGAGAATAGCACCGTACAAGCTGTTTAGATTAATTTTTTTAACAAGTTGCCGTTTATCCCAATATTCAATCTCAGTATTATTACCGGCGTCTTTGGCTTTTTTAAGCATACCTTGTAATTCTTTACGTTCCGAATACCAACGTTTAAGTAATCCTGGAATAACACCTTCAAATTCTGTTGTGAATATAGTTCCATTTGAGCTTAACATCCACGGCATATGGCTATCAAAAATTAATTTGTATATTTCAGCACCGCTCATTACTCTTGTTTCACTGTTTTCAAAGTCAACAGTAAGTGCAACGTCTTTTCTTTGTTCCATAACTGCTTCGTATTCTTCTGTACTAAAACGTCCTTCCCATGAGCCTGCAAAAGATTTTTTCTTTAGTGTGATATCTTCATGTACTCTGGATTCTGATATCTCAGGACGGATTTGTCCAACAATAGTTTCAGGAGCCATATTCAATGCACGAATAACACTTGGATACAGACTGTTCAAATCCATTGAACCAATCCATTTGTGTAGTCCTTTTTTGGGGAACGCAACATAAGCACCGGCGGCTTGTGTATTTTCGTCATCACGTTTAGGTCTATTAGGTACCTGTAGGCCTCGATTGTGTGCTTCATTCACAATCGCTTGTTCTGTAACTGCTACTGCACCCATTGTGGTCTGTAG